TGTGCACGCAGCTAGCTCTGGTTATGTGTATAACGAATCAGCTGATATGATCAGCATACTCTTATTAGGTTTAATCTGAATAGCTATTTTCAAGATAATAATGAAGATAGTTCGTGTATACAATAAACAACAAGCCGTCACGAAATTACGAAAAGTGTTAGTAGATAATATAGTTATCTATAACCACCCTTATACAATGAAAACAGAAATTGCCGCTAAGGAAATAGTGGAATATCCTTTCAATGTATCAAAAGTAAAAATGACCGCGGCTAAAGACTGTGAGGGGAATTTGTGGACTGCTTTGGGCAGCGCCAATACCACCTATGATGAGAAATCCATTTTCTCTATGACCGAACAACAGACTGTATTTTCTGTTGCCCCGACACCTCACAACTTTTGGATAGCTTTACAAGAACGAAATTTTAGACTGTTACCCGTTAAACCAAACGTGGAAGCATGTCCTCAGTTACGTAAAGCAGTAACCTCAATAACCGACATTCTAGACGAGATAGAGATACCTATATTTAGCATTGATTCCTGGATAGACGACCATAGGGTCCCATCAGGAAAAACACTAGATCGCCCTGTGTACACAAAATACCAAAAATGGGTAGCTGGAGACGAACTCCAAAGCGAACCTGATTTTGTTCAATACACTTATCATAATGACAAACCGAAAACGGTAACTTCACGCATGAAAATGAATGAAAAGAATCTAACTGAGGCCATAAAACCTCGTATATATGATGTCTTTGCTCCTATTCATGCTATTTTAGCCGGACCATTTTATAGAGAACTAGCTTTAATTAGTCAAGAACATTTACCAGGATACTGAGACGGAATCTCTATCCCTGAACTAAAAGACAAGATTAACGACAAACTAGACCAACTCGATATGATAAACACAGGAATACACAATCTAGGATTTATGTGCTGAGACGGAAGCAAGTTTGATTCAACACAATTTATTGAGTTGATGCAGGCAATACGCACCCCTATCATAAATTCATTAATGCATAAAATTATAAACTCATATAAAGACTGACCTTTAACCATCGACCAACTATATTTACTGCTCACTAACTACACAAGTAAACATACTCTTATGGGCAATCTTGGCAATGGCGAAAAGAAATTAGCTACATGGACAACAGAAGGAGTCACAAACTCCGGAGAAACG